TATTATATACATAAATTATAACACAATTATAATATAAAACAATATAACTAATTAATTTCTGTAATAGATACTAATTTACCATCAACAAAAGTTAACTCACAAGTTATATTATTCTCATCTGTCAACGTAGCTACACACTTACCATTAGAAAGAACTTCTACATCCTGTGCAAAATTATATACCTTACCATTATACGTAAAAGAACTCATATTTCCACCCCTCTATAAGAAATCAAATGAATCATCCATACTAGCGAACGCACTTTCAACACTAGCTAGACCATCACCACCAAAACTACTATTCATACCATCTTCTGACATGAACACATAAGCCTCACCATCAGCATACACAGTTACTGGGTCATACATTGTCTGACCAGCACGATTTTTAAGTATTTGTACTTGTGCAGATTTTCTAGCTTTCAAATCCTCTGATGTATACGTAGTAAATACCCTTGCACTACCACGTTCCAACTCATTCGCATCTGCTAAACAAGTAATATCATACCTACCATCATTACGACTTGCTTTTTGCCAAGAACTACGATTAATCTGTGCTAATAATATCATTGTTAACTGACGTACTTCCTCAGTACCATCTTCCTTAATCTCTTTCTTGAAATTTTGTGCTAAACGTCTAAAGAATGTTACATAACTATTAATCTGTGAGTTAGCATCATACGTAACACCCTGACCACTAAACTTACACAACTGAATATAGTCTACGATAACACAATCAAGCTTACCACCTAATTTATCGTCTACTTTCTCTATGACACTAGAAATCTCACCAAAAGAGAAAGTCTTGAAATCAGACTCATCTAAGATAATAACCTTACCACGCTTACGTGTATTTCCCTCATCATCGATATAATCATTCTTTAAATCAGGCTCTACTTCATTAAAGATAAAATCTTCCTCATCAGCTGTCATTGTACCCCAACGCATCTTAGCATGTGATACAAAATTATATCGTTGGAATTTAGTGCTATAACTATGACATGATAACAAGTTCCAATTAATATCTTCTTTAGGAGTCTCTAAGGATAAATAACAAATATTATATCCCAACTCATAAGCGTTAAGATGTGCAATATTCAATGACATGGTTGTATTATGTGTTACATACCCATTCAAACAATATGTAGGAGAACCATCAACTGTTAAATCATACATGTAACACTCAGACTGTTCTATATCTGTAACAGTATTCCATGTTAACTCAGCATTAACATACTCTTCAATATCCTCATTGCGTATAGAAACTGACTCTTCACTGCCAATATATTCATCATGTATTGAAGATAAAGAGAAACTATTGCTAACACCACTATATGTTTCAATCCCCACTACTTCAATAAAACGCATTAATGAGATGGAACCTCTAATAAATAACTTATTATTAACTAATACTGTAGAAATACCCATTGCAGATAATAATCGACTTACAGAATACGCTTTATTAACATCGATGAAATACATAAATGTTTTTATAAATATATCTCCACCCTTAACAACATACCCTATATGACTAAATAATTCACTAATAAAAGACTTCCAACACTCAACACTCTCAGTATAAAGTTTATCATCAAAACTTTCTTGTGTTTTAGCTACCAACTCAGCACTGTGTACCCATGAAGAAATATCACCACAAGTAACATCATATGTAGATTCTTTTAATGACTGTACAATTCTATCACCACATTTAAGATTTTGTGCCTCAACCCACTCTAATCCATTATCAGTTAAAACCCTAAACCTATGTACAGGTGATGTCTCAATAGGTATTCCACCTATATAAATGATATATGAATTCTTAACCCCTTCATCATGTACTGCTACAAGTTTACGCATCCCATACTCGGATTGAACCATTAAATCACTATGCACACCAATATTATAAATCTCTTTCATTGTTAAAAGACCTCTATTAGTATACACACGTTCATTTTCTGATACGCATTTGTATTGAGAAGTAAAACCAGCAATCGTAGTAACAGTGCCAGGACTCATACCACCAATCTTATCATCAATCTCAGGTATACCTGTAACTAAACCAACAGGTCGTAACTTCTTATTATCATACTCTTGCTTAGAATCTATCTCAATATTGATATCCTTAGCTTTATTTCGATTAGATAATGATGTTAGCTTAGTAAACTCTTGTGCAATATCATCTGTAATACCATCACTCTTTACTTTAGCATTTAATTCATCTAACCGATTAGCAATATACTTATTAACCCTCTTATCAATCAGATTAAAAATATATACCCTAAAATCATTGATACCAATCTCTTCTGCTATCCGTAAATCATCTTCTACTGGATATTCACTAAACATCTTAACAAACAAATCTAAGCTAGGAGTCTCACCACTTACTTCATAAGACTTAATAATAAAGTCCATGAATTTACGCTCCACATCACTAAGAACACCATCAATCTTGAACTGTTTCTTATAGTTATCAGCTTCCTCTTCAAAGATTCTAAGATAATCCACATAATAAGGGTCTGACTTAGATAGACATGAATATATTACGTTCCTCACTGAATCACTCCCTTATCAATATAAATCAGAAACATTATTAGAAGTCTCTACAACCTCTTCTGTCTTAACACTTTTACGCTTTTTAGTTGTCGACTTAACAGTCTTTGTTTCACTACTAAATAAATTCGGCATATCTTTATTTAAATCTATAATAGTGAAATTATCACCTGACTTAAATAAATCATAGATAGATTTATAACCATCCCTATCTAACATATCAGATGTGAAACCATGAAAATATAACCAATTTACTTTATTAGGTAACATACAACGATTGGTAATCACTGTACCAACCACACTAGCATTACGTGTAGGAATCATCTCACGATTGATATATACACACAATACACGTTCTGTAATATCCTGTAGTGAATACATCTTATCCTCATCCATTAAATGAGTATTTTCACTACCCCTATTACCCCAAAAGATATCATGCAACTGCATCATACTACAATAATAATACGATTGTAATGTTTCAAAACGACTTAACATAGCTAAAAATAACTCACGATGAATATCATGACTACCGATAAATAAAATATTCTTACCCATATCAATCTCTGATAACTGTTTAGATAATGTATCTATACGCTTACCATACGCTACCCTATCTGCTTTAAACTTATCCACATCTATTAGATTTTTGTAATGCAGAATAAAATTCTTAGTATGAAAATTCTTATCATAGATAACTCTACCATACTTATCCATTATTAATCTCCTCTTAAAATAAAAAGTATTTGTATATAGTATAACATAAAATCTAAAGTTACACATATACAAATACTTAATTATCTAATCAATCCATCGAATTGTTGGTTCACCTGTGTAACCTTTTTCCCATACGTACCAACAATAGCACACAGCACTACCACCTAATGACCTATCATCATTACGATAAGAATTGGTACGTTTTCTGAACACATACATATACTTTAAAGGATATGCATCAAACAAAGGTTTACGTTTTTGACTCTCTAAAAACTGTACTTTAAGAAAAGCACATAACTTCCCACCATCTTTTAAAATACTCATACCATGTGATACATGCTCCATAGCGTATTTATATGGTGGGTTCATTACGATATCACCCTCAATTTGAGTATTATCAGATAAGAAGTCTTTTGTATAACCAAAACCCCTATCAATTAAATCATAAGCATCTACCTCATGACCATGAGAAAGTAATACATTAGCAATATTACCATTACCACAACTAGGCTCTGTTACCTTATGCTGTAACTCAACATATCGCAACAAATCATCTACTGCTCTAGGCTCTGTAGAATAAAAATCATGTTCTTCCCTAGCATCCTTACTATGAGAACTAGCGGCTAACATTTTAAAAATATAATCTTTACTTGCCATTACATCACCTCTCAATTACATATGTACACAACATATGCACCAACAAAACAAATACTAAATATGATAGCATATACAATTAATAAATGTATAAATCCACTAGAAAATATTATATCATCTCTTAATACTCTAAACAATAATTGAATCATAACGTATAGAAACAACACTGTAGGTACGATTAAAACAAAACCACCTATAATACTTAACGCTAAACTATTCAATTATCTCACCATCTAACCCAACAGTCTGTGTAGGAACTTCTACTTCCTCTACACTATTTAATACTGAATTAAGTTCTTCCTCTTTTGTTTCAATCACCTGACGTTCCATTAACAAGAAATTCAGTACTTCAAAACTCACAATACAATCATTAATTTGTTTCTTCATTGTATTTGTATCTGTATCACTTAGATTATCAATCTTAGACAATAACTGCTTAGAAACCTTAATACGTTCTTCCAAAGTACAAATTTGTGATGTAATTAACTCAACTGACATATTTTAACCCTCCACATATACAATATCTGTATTAACATTATCTTTATATTTATTAAACATTAAAGGAAACATAGTTGTATCTTTATTATCTATATCCATATAGCAAAAACCATTATAACCCCTAACAATAATATACTTAGTATCATTTCTATTAACAAAAGAAATGATATCCCCTACAAACAGTAACCTACCATTACTATCTAATACACCAGTAGACTGCCTAATCGTATTATAATCAATCTCTACCCTAGACACACTTGCATCTTTTTGTAATGTAGATTCGTCAATGAGTAACAGATAATCCTTACGCTCATCTGTAAAATGACTATGCTTAATAACATACCCATAATAAAAACCCATATACTCTTCTGTAGCATCATCTTTATCTAATGCTTTAACAAGATATGGTCTTGTTATCTCACTATTAATGATATGATGCTTAGTATTTACTTCATCTGTATAAGAGGACACCATTACCAACCTCCAAATATTTACCACTAGTAATAGTTGTAATGTCTTCAAAAGAAAATACTGTATATACAACCCCCTCTTCTGTTTTAACTTTATACACATTAAAGATTAACGCATACAAGAAATTCATATCTACACGAATTGAATAGAAACCAAAGATAACAAATACAAATAAAAGAATAGCACACCAAGTATAGCTTTCTACTGTCAGAATAGCCATAGGAAGTACTAACTTACCAATAAAATCTACAATAAAAGGAATTAAATTAGTATCCCTTTCTACAGTTACCACCTCAAAGTTACTAGCATCCTTAAAGTGATAATTCTTTCTAATCTTAAACAATGTTACTGCTACATAAATAAGTAACAACAACACACACAAACCAATTACAGGTAAAAACATAATTAACCCCCAATCTTTTTAAGAAACTCTTTATCATTTTTAAGAGTGTTATATGTCTTAATAGAATCATATCTATCGCACTCTTCATGAATTTTACTACCAATCATAGTTATGTAAACCATAACTACAACAATAATGAAAGCTACTATAATCATTTTATATCTCCTTTTAATATATCCTAAGTAACTTAATACTTAGGATATAAATCTGCATTGATAACAAATACATCTAATAGAGATAATACTACCAGAATGATACCAATTAATTTATACCACTTAGTAGGTGTATATCCTTTTGAAATAAACCACACATAAGCTAAACCCCATACAATAACTAAGATACAAGGTAAACCACTTAACATTGCTAACATTTCCATTTTTGTTTCTCCTTTTGAAAGACAATATATTTACTACCTAACTGGTACATATATAGTATAACATAGGTGTAAAGTATTGTAAAGTATTAAATAAAAAAGAGGTAGATTTTAACTACCTCCTTTAAACTATTTCTTATCTACATACATCTCATCGCTATCCTGTAACACATGCATACAAACAACTCTAAAGAATTCATCACAAGAAATCTTTTCACCACTATCTGTAACCATATAGTAATTATTACGTTCATCACGTCTAATATACTCAATACCTAAACGCTGTAATACATCTAATACACTTGTAGAAATACTATTCATACACTCCCCCTAAAACTACTCTAATATAAATGATATGGTATTAATAATAGAAACAACCACAACAAATGCTAATGATAACAATATAGATACTTTAGCATATACTCTACAGAACTCATCTAACTGATATGACTTACTAATACCACTCACAACACTTATCAACAATACAACGAATACATATAATGAAATCCCTAATATAGAATATACACCATATGCATAATTTAATATAGCATTAACACCATCCATATCTCACCTAATCAATTAAATAATACAACAAAGGTAACTTATCAATCGTATCTGCATTGTAGAAGAAACGATGTAATGGTTTAGCGATAACCTGACACTTACTCCCATCTGTAGAGTATACTTTCATCTTATTGTCTTTTACAACAAGATAATCATAGCCATTAAGCATGAACTCATTAGATAATACCCTTGCTATATATTTAACATCAACTTCATTACTATATTTAGTTAATACCTCAACAACAGGGTCTACTTCTGTATCCATATCTTCAACCTCTTTTTCATCTACAACTTTACTAGAACCTAATGATTTTTTATATCCCTTAGCATGACTCATAATAGACTCCAAGATATCATACTCTTCACTACTAATCAAATCTCCACTAAATGTATAGAATTCTTTAGCAACAGCATTAATCCGATAAGCCATATCTTTAATTGTTGTTTTTAAAGAATAGATATCCATCTTATAATTAAATAAAGAAGATTTCCAACCAACACTCTCACAATACAACAATAACCCATACAGGTAATAGAAGTCTGCTAGATTAAACTCTGTATGTTTAACTACTGTTTCGCCATCTGTGAATGTAATATAGAACCCCATATTATAATTATAGTCAGACATATTATATCGTAACTCTATGCTATCTACCTCTTTAGTAACATCTTGTAGTGTATCATCAACCACTTTCAACAAAGTGATTAAACCCATTCTAGCCTCTGTGAGATACCCACTATTAACAAACACAGTATCTTTTAAGATATTATCCATACCATACAAGCCATATGTAGGTAATACAGTATTTCCACAACGATACCAATTAACAGGTATGTCATCGTCACTATTACTACAATATGTATCTGGTAGTAACTTAAATGTATCACTACTTGTATAATACTCACAGAATAAGTTATCATACTTCTCATACCATAATTCATACATAAGTTGAACCATATGCATAGATGATGTAAACCTAACATGATGATACCATGTAGCACCTACTACTCTAAGTGCATCGACCATCATGCATAACACACTAGAAATAATAGTAGCATAGTCAGACTCTTTAACAGGTAATGTATCAAAATTAATAATACTCCCTATTAATTCTTTCCTCTCATGATATCTACGATTAAAAATTAAAATATGTCCATCTTTACATATTACATCATTATCAAATGTACCATTTTCAAACTCTAGTGAATGTTTTAAACGCTCTAATCGAAGATATGTATCATTCTTGATTTTATATCTACAGTAATAAATGATATATAACATCATAGCCTGTGATATATGCTTATTAAGTCCGTTACAACCCATCTTATCTAAAAACACTTTAGCAGTTGAATCATAGTTTGTATACCCATCCCCATATGTATCACGTAATAATATATCTGAATGACATACCATAGCACTTACGATATCAAACACAGTTAATTTAGATTTTTCACATGAATAATTACAACTCACACCAATAGTAATTGCATCAACTACATCTTTAACCAATCTAACAGTATCGATATGTTCTACATCTGTACTCTTAATCTCTTTAGGTAAATTGATATACAATGTATTAATCAATCCTACATCTTTAGTATCATTGTAACGTACACGAGTCTGATACCCATTGCTAACACTCTCTAATTCATCTTGATATGTCTTACGTAGTGTTTTAAGTTTATCAAGATGTAGTTTAGACAACATAAACATAACAGCATGTAGGTTTTCCATAACTTCATGAACTGCTATTTCTTTGTTAGATGTAAATGCTACATGTTGAATAATAGGAGATGTCATTAAAACATCCTCACCTTTATTATTGTACATATGAAAAGGATTTTTAAAATCATCATGTACATATCGAATACAACAGTTGAAGTAATCACCATCTACAAAGTAATTATACAATCTATTACATTCTAATAAGTATTTAAGAACATTCTTAAAAGTATTTCCCTCTAAGTACGCATTAAGTGTAAAATTAGGACATAATCTGTATGCTGTTTTATTCTCTTTAAGTAACTCCTGTACCTCGTATAAACTATAGATAGCATGAGTCATGATAAAACGTAACTTATCTAACACAGATTTAATCGTCATATTAGATAACATTTCAAACTGCTCAACGATACCACCACTTAAAGGGAACACAAGATAATCCACACCATGAAAGTCTATACCATCCTCTTCAATAAAGGTAATCTTAGTATCATACCCATAACTAATTCCCTTATGTTTTAATGTATAGAATAATTCTATACATCTCACATACTCTTCAGATGTTAATCGTATCTCTTCTGTATTGTATATCATAATCTAATCTCCTTTAAACTACTTACACATATACACGTAATATGTCAATGGTAACAAGTCTAACTTATCTACGTCATAGAAAATGTTTTGTAAAGACTTTGGTACATACTCTTGCATTGATGTATCAGTATTAGAATACACTACTAAATCATCACCATCACGCATAATCACATCATAACCACTATCAATAAACTCTAATGCTAAATCTTTAGCTAACATAAGATTTCTAGATTCATTAGAGCGTACTAGCTTTGTTTCTTTAGTATGTACTACTTTCATCTTTTCTCCCTCACACGAATCAACTATTACAGACATTGTACGTAAACTATCAACTACTACAAAAATATCTTCATCAAAATCAATGAAATTAAAACTAGTTACCATCATATCCTCTACTTCAGATAAGATATCATATACTTCTTTTAATGTAGCATCATAAATCTGATACCCACTATCCACATGAAATAGACTATACACGGCATAACTAAATGTATCATTAATAAGTAAAGGATATGTCTCAACTCTACCATCATATGTCTTAACAATGAATGACAACTTACTATAATCTTTGAAATCCTCTACACCAATAGATACTGTTTTAATATCCTTAGCATTAATCTCGTAAAAGATAGTAAATAACATATTAGTGACAAGTCGTAATACTACTTCCATACCTTTATATCGTTTCTCAACTATAGATACTAAAGGTTTATAGATACTTACATCCTTAGTATAATAACGTACACCATCTAAAGGGAATACCATATCAGAACATGTTAATAAAGAGTCACTATTAATAGTACCAAAGTAATTAGTATTGCAATTAAGATATTTATCAATCTCATAATCTAATGTAATGTATTTATCATCTTTAGATTTAGCAATATCTGAAATCATTCTAAACCCATTCAAAGCATCAATAAATACAACATCTTTATCAGCATTTAATGTATTATAGAAACTCTTTACTAAACCTCTAGATAGTTTTAGTAAATCTAATACATCATCTACATCTAAAATAATGCCAAAGGAATCGTCATCAATGTACTTATCTAATGAAAGAACTTCATCAGCTTTATGTTTATGATGAACTGTCACGGTATGATTCTCATTAAACCATGTAAAATCAGAATGATAATTATCTACACAAAAATCAATATAAGACAACATCATATCTAATCTATCACTATTACCTGTATCAACCATATAACTATGATAATGAATTAAGTGCATATTAACACTCTGATGAATATGTGCATACCCAACAGAACTCACACTAGTCGCAGATAATAACATACACACATATGGCATGTAGTTCTTATACCCACTAGAACCCACAATACTTTCATACTGATAGCGTAAATAAGACTGAATAGCACTAGCAACTGTCACATAGTTATCAATGATAGGAGTATTTAACAGATGTTTATGACTATCAATAGCATCAATAAAACACTCAACTTTATGCACATAATTTAGTTGACTGACTAAGCGTTTAACTCTATCATCAGCAACATATACAGAAAACACATTATCACCGAACGCTACAAAACCATTATTCTCTGTAACATAATTAATTGACTGTAACCCTATACTGTGTATCACCTTATCAGTAGCATCTTTCAAACCATGATAAGCAACTTTAAATGAACCAGCATGTAATCTAATTAAGTATCGAATAACAGTATCAATGTTATTCAACACATCCCTAACTTTTACATCATGATGACCACTAAACACAACTGTAGGTAATAACCGAATAGCTATATTATCTCTAACAATCGTGTTAGGAGTAACTATACCTACACTAGTATGTTGAATAACAAAATTAACACAATCCCTATGTACATCATACTGTGTCTTAATAATATAATCCATACCCCTATTATCATCTCTGTTACATATCGTATCGATATATTTATGTAGATACTGATACTCATATAAGAGTTTAACTTTATCGGATTCATCTTGATTATCAAACTCACGTAAATACACAAAACTAGGTACTAAGTTTTTATCCTCATTCGCACGATAATATCTTGCTATATTACCATAATCACTAACAACAGCATGACATACCTTATCATACAATTCCTGTACAGTTGTTTCTAAATGTACAATACAATCAGAAATACAACTATTATGTTTTAGTAAAAGAGTCGTATCTACACCCAATCTCTTTAAATCTTTATATTTAGAAGTGATATCTTCATCTTCTGCATTATAGAAACGTAATCTATTATTAACAACTTGAATACCACCATCTAAACCAACCATATCAATAGAAGATTGTAGTTGAAACACCATACGTACATAACCAACATACTCTTCTGCTGTGATAACATCAGTTGTAAAATATTGAGTTGACATTATAAACCTCCTATAAATCTATCCCATTCTTCTTGATAGCCATCTGTAAACATATTACACGTATTATTTTTCTTAGCCAAACGAACTTTATATGTCATCTCTAAACTATTAGGACGACCTAACAACTCATACATTTCCTTATTCAAATGATTAGGATATAAGAAATACTGCGTACCTACATCATTAGAAGAAATGCTATGTAAATAATATGGCTTATCACCCATATACACAATATCTCCTACATTAGGTAAATTAAGTATATCTTTAATAGAATATACACCTCTACGTAGTGGTCTGTACAAATCTAATAGGTCAAATATAGACGTGATATTTAGGTATGTTTTACGCTTAATTGTATGATTGTCTACATCATTCTGTGTATAGTCCTGTACTACTGCAATAATATTATCACCCACTTCAATCGTATTATACCCCTTCATATACAATCGTAATAATGTTTCTTTTAAATAGGTAAAATTCTTTCCTAATCTCTCTGTATCTAATGTAGTGTTTTTATTGACTACTTCAGTATCATCTAGAATATTTTCAACCTCTGACTTCTTAGCTAATAAACTATCAACCAACTTCAACACATCCACTTTATCATACAAGTTCTCAGCATACATACGTACACACTCAATATCTTCCAACCCAATAGGTACAATATAACTATTATCTTGTAGATACTTCATTAAGAAATTAATAGAATAATACTCATCTCGATAAAACGTATGTACTCTTCGAAGAACACGTTTAAATACCTTACCCATAAATGTATCAAATGCTACAACATATCTCTTAGGTAAATTCTTCATGACCTTACTAACGTCATCAAGTTTAAGAAAATAACCATCAATTCTAACTCTGTAATAAACCTTGCTATGATTTACATGCCTTACAATACTCTTAACCTCAATACTTTCAAGATAGATTAAGATACTCATAACTCTACGATATGTATCAGAATCAAATCTCTTGTACGTCTTATTCTTTTTCATATCAATTCTCCTTTACCAACTTTTCTAATTCTTTTTCTAACACATAGAACTCATCAGAAATATGTACTACGTTATCTACTTTATACGTATACTTCATTTTATTCTTTTCATACATCTTCAATAAGATATCTAACATGTACTTATTAAAATTTACATCCCTATTTGTCTTATAATACTCTTTTGACTCTTTAATATACAACGGAATATCTAATGCACCATCACATACCTCTTCCATTAGATTAGAGTATATTTCCCCATATGTACAACTCTCACACTCATCATTGCCCCATACACTTTGTAAATATGAAATACACTCTTTATTTACTTCATACATTAACTTATAGCTAGGAATCATTTTATCATCTCCTCACAAGAACTACTATCACATCTATAGTATACCTATTATATGAAAAAAGAGATAATACAAACTTTTTTAGTTATTTGTATTATCCCCATAAAAAACTTTTATACACCTAAGCAATATTATATTTTACAATACGTGTATGTAAACACTCACGATACTCAACCATAGCTGTTAACTGTTTACACATTACATAATAATCCTCATGCTCTTTATGTTCATCTAAAAACGCAATGAGTTTATGAATACGTTCTTCTAATATATTAAACTCTTCTAGTAAATTCTGTTTCCACTCTTCCATAACATTAACCCTCTACAACGTAACAACTGTATTTAACTTCTTACCATATACATCTACATATACTTCATTTTTATCACCATTATAAGTTACTTCTATTAACTCTTTAATATCAGTACCACCTACAATAGCTTTCCAATTCTGCAACGTTTTACAAAACCAAACAATAAACATCTTATCTGTAGTGATTTTGTCAGCACTATACCCACAATTACTGAATAAAACTCCTCTTGCTGAGTTAATTGCTTTTTCTTGTAAATCTTTCATCATTGTCTACTCCCATTCATAAGTTAAAACTGGTTGTCTCGTAACCTCTCTAAAATTATGACATGTCTGCTCACCAAAATAATCTTCCCAATAGGAATATTCATAATACTTACCATCTACACACTTATAGATATATCTCTTATGAGTATTAGTAGAATCACAAACATCATCTTCAAGTATAGTATCTACACACTTAACAAATAAATCATCTGGCGTACTAAACCATAAATCCCACACAACATTAGAAGTCTCAGCATTTAACAACTTCTGTATATATTCCTTATTCTTTAGACTTTGTAACATGACAATTACCTACTTAATTCCAAATAACAAGTTTTTAAGGTATTCTAAATTATTAGTAATCCAATAACTAATGCTAAATACCTCTTCTGTATCTTCACTTTCAGTATTTTCTTGTGTAGCTTCAGTATTAACATTAGAACTACTGTTATCATTATTACCAAATAATGTATGATAGAACCACGTACCAGCAAAAGCACCTGTGAAACTATCAAAGAACCCACCACTCTTATTAGTAGTATAATAGTTATTTGTTACACTAGTTGTCTTAGTTTCTGTAGAAGATTTAGTCTCAGATGTAGAACTCTTAGTTGTACTAGATTTAGTTACTGGTTTTGCTACTGGTGTAGATTTTACAACAGGTGGTCTACTAATGACTACAGGTCTAGCGGTACTAATAGCACCCACATATGTAGTACCCAATAAAGTTAACACAGATAACGCAACTACACCACGTTTAAACAATATACTCATTACACTTTAACTCCTCTGTCTGTTTCTTTAATTCATTAGTAGCTATGACACGCATATTTCTTTCTACATTATAATGTGCTTTAAACCCATTTAGATACACATCTGAATAATCTTTAAAGCTTTCATCATCTGAATCCTCAACTGACTTTTCCACAGACTTTAAAAACTTCTCATAATTACCCTCATTCGCTCGCTCATATGCATCTAAAAACTTTAATATGCCTTTATTGATACATTGTTGATATAATCCAGTAGAACTATCCATTAAACGATTTAATAGGAATACCTCCACCTTCAACTGTATAACAAAGTACATATATTTAAATATATCTACCCACCCACTTGATTCTTTCATATATCACTATACCTATCTGCTACAGTATCCCTAAATGTTTGATACTTACTATCCTCTAAATAGAATGGGTCAGATGTACCCAACACCTCAGATGCAATATAACATAGTAATTGCCCTAAACGTAACTCTGGGTAACAACCCCATATATACTCTAAATCTTTTAGCACTTCCTTATGAGTACTAATCACTTCATTATTATCCGTGTATGAACGTGTCCTATGTTCTACATCCCTATGAATACACACTATACAAACCCCTTATAATCTAAAATAAGTATTAAGCATATACAAAGAAGTATATCGAACCACTATCATCATAGCCACTATTAAAAGTACGTTTTGTAACTTCTAGCTCACTAAATACTTCTTGATTAATATCATTGTCATAGGAATAGAAGTTAATTGACACGATTAAGCAGAAATTATCTACCAATTCTACTGAGAAACCACACTTTTTAAAATCCTCTTGATAACCCCTAATAACAGGGAATAACAAGTCTACCCCCATTGCTACATTATAAGAAAATGCTTTAAACAACTCCTTAGATGCTTCTTTATCATTACCAATATATGTATCAGTTAGAGTATTGTACAAAGCGATACCTTCTACATCGCCATATACACCACCCTTAATATCACTAAAATACATCTCACCAGCATCAAAATCTAAACTTGTTGTAGCACTCCCATAGGAATCCGTATCATAATGACAAATATAAGAGATGCCTAAATTCTTTAAACAACCATCATATGTAAATGTGAATGTAATATATTCTTCCTTACCAATAGAATAAATCTGAATTAAACATTCTGCCTTCTTATCTTCTCGAACATCATTAATATGTTTTGCAATTAACTTATTTTTATTATTCTTACCTAACTTAGATTTATTGAATAATACTTTTAAATCTTTTGTATCTACACACGACTTATTAACCTTAGATAAATCATTATTTGAAATCCCTTTCAACAATGACTCAACTAATTTAACATTAGCACTAGCACCCTCATTTAAAGAATCAATGATTTTTGAATAACTCATATATACCCCCAATACAATTAATAATACGCAACCTCTGTATCTTTATCACTATGAATTATATCTGCATAATGACTGATAAGCTTAAAATTCTTAACATTAATATCATTTAATAAGTTAGTTTCTACTAAATGCTCTACAAAATATTTATTAACACTATATGCATTTCTATTGTTGAAATCTTTTGTATACACTGTAATAAAATCTGTATCAACATACCAGTACACAATAGTATCTCTATTATCAAACTCACTACTAATAATAGTATCTACACTAGAACCCCTAGCTAAATACTTATCCAAAAAAGCCTTAGCCTTGGTATTATCAGTAAAAGATACTGTTACACAATCAATAACATCACTTATTAAATCAATAACCTCTTTAAGAATACCACTACAATCATGTAGACCACCATTAGCTGTACTTAAATCATAAGTCTCTAACAGACGTACATTCCCAACATAGTATTCAATAATAAAATATCTATCAATACTATACTGTACCTCATATAACCGAATATTACCAAAATTCCTAGTAGGTAATTCCACATTATCATAAACATATTTAAATACAAAGTTATCAGCACTATAACTTGTATGTGATGCTAATAATTCTAACTGTAATCTAAACTTAGTAAATCGTTTGTTTTCTATTGTTGCCATAATTTAATCCCCTCAATCTAAACCCACTTCATACATCCTATACGCATATATCTAAGAATTTTTTCATCTGTTAACGGAAGTGCATCTTTACGTTTTTTAGCTTTCTTTTTAAAACCACCAAATGTAAAGTAAAATAAACACCATCCTTATCTTCTTTACTATCAATTAAGATAAGTCCAGCATCCCCTAATTTAGAATCAATGAAATCCTTATGCTTTTCATATACATCACTAGGTAATGCATAATATAAATAAGATACATCCGCACTATCATGATATCTAGGTTTATTGAAATCGTTCTGAAAATCAATCTTATTGATTTTAATCTCAACCTCTGTTAAGCGTCTACTCTTTAAATTAAAATATATAAAATCTGCTTCGTATTCTCTTTTACCAGGAGTATACATTGTAACATTAGGAATACAGATATTATTAAGATATAATTGTTTAGCTAGAATGTATTGAAATGTACACTCACTCTTCCATCTACACAGTTCGATATTTACATTATTTCTTCCCATTTTGCTCCTACCTTAAATAGTTTTAGTGCTTATTTTCTATACAATAATAAGCAAAGAATAATAACACAAAAACCACACACTTAATAATAAAATTTGTACTAATATATTTATCCATATATCTTACTTCCTATAAATGATATGTGTTACTGTATATTCACGTATGTAAATGAAATCATAACGCATATCTTGATACTGTAATATCTCAGTATACTTATTAATTACTCTATAACCCCTATTACTCATATCCTTAGTAATCTTATCAACTGTATAGTCGTCAAACTCTCGACTATCATATGAAACATATAATGTATCACCTTTATGATTCTTTAGTATATCATCATTCATACGATGTATAGGGTCGGATTTTAACTCATCATACTTTCTCTGATTATTTTCTTTTATAGAAAATAATGCTGTTGCAACAAGAATAAAGACAACAAAATAGACTAACCACTTACATATATTCTTTAGTATAGCTTTCATTATTTCTTCCTATACGTCACAGTAACACCCTTATTAACATTACTATAAAAATACATTGTCTTAGAAACAAAGTATAAAGCAGTGTTATCATCTTGTTTAATAGTAACAACCCTATAACCTCGACTATCCATATATTCAATAGTCTTAGGTAAAAAGTCCCCAACACTAAGGTCTGTACTAGAATATGTATGACTAAAAGTATCTGAATCTTTATATTGCTCAATCAATTTATCACTCTGTTCAGTAATATAGAGATTTAATTTATCTTCCCTACTAATCGAAGCATTAGAATACTCTGTATCACCACAACCACCAATGAAAAATGAAGTTAATAAAATAACTATTAATAATACGTAACGCATATATCTCAATCCTCTCACATATCAAATATCTATGTCCACATAGAAAACCAATACTCTCTCACTTCAGATAAAGCCTCTAATACTAATTCCCTATCTTCTTGATTTAAATTGTCTCCACCATTATTAGCCTTATCAAAATAGTATTCTAATGATGTAACAGCATGTACTAAGGTATTATATCTTAACCTAGTATCCTCATCGTAATCAAAAGACTCGGGACTATCCTCTAAATACTTTCTAACAAAGAAAGCTATTACACCACATAACGTGATGTCTAAATTCCATATAGCCGAACCACGATACCTAGTATATATTGCCTCTAACTCATTACACAAATTCTCATGTAATCGCTCATAACACACTTCATGCTCTTCTACAAAAATAGAATTACTTTTGTATGCTAGTATATCTTTCCTAAGACCTACACACTCTTTTTCTATTGCTTTAAGTCTTAGATATTCATCCATATCAATCGATACCTTAACTACATTTTCAGGAAGATACCTAATCTCATCTTTAGTATTTGTATTACAACTATTACTATTACCCATAACCTTTATATTATATCTACTACAGATATCCTATTTATTTAAACTACCCCTATCAGCAAAAACAACTCTCCCATCTACTGTATTCCTTACACTCTCATATTTAACTGTAGTATTATTACAACTACCACATCCATTATTACATGTATTAGTGTTACTTTGTGTAGTATCTGTATAACGCATATACTGATAATATTCTACGTCAGCCATATCTCGTACTGTATCTTTTGTACGTCCACCACCATATACACAATACTTAGTAGATAAATTAGGCTCAATCGATTTAAAATAACGCTTAAACCACGTAATACCATTATTAGATACTTCTACTATTGTACCATCTGTTAACGTCTTATTAGCTACATTATCCTCAATCGCTTGTGTAGTTAACTCTATAGCGGTACCATCAGACAACTCAAACACACTAGAAATCAATGAATGTAAATAAAAAGACAAACCTTTTGGTTCATCCCCTTTATCTGTATATTCTACTATCTCACGTGTAGATGTTGCACCTAGAACAGTAGATTGTATACCACCATCACTAGAAATGCTATGAGTATCCGCATTAACCACTTCTCTGTCATTACTATGAGTGTTAACCCCAACCCCATCAGAATGATTGTTACTACCATGTCCATTGTTTGTATTACCTCTCTCTACATCTTCCCTAATACTATCAACCACAGGAACAGTATTAGGAAGAACCTCACTGTTGACGTTTCCGACTTCAGCATGACTACCCCCATTACTATTACCACTATTGTTAACAACATCTCCATGAATATCACCCTCACCTGTATTATTCACTTCACCATTCGTACTACCTGTAGTATTACTTTCTACAGTCTTAACTACTTTAGTACCATACCATCTTTTAGTATTTACGTCATATACAGGTCTACCATGAAATAGTTGTAACCCCATAGTAGCATCATATGTTAAATACTTAATACCCCAATGATAAAAAGTCCACATCAACCACTGAACACCCTCAATAGTTGTTATACTCTTAAATGTATCCTTCCTAACACTATCTTGTAACACATATTGTGTCTTGATATCTAAACTATAAAATCTTTCCATCTATTTATCAACTTCTGTAGCTGTATCACTAGCTACCTCAAATAATGTATCTACATCAACTTTAAGTGCTTCTGCTACTTTCCTACATGTACTAATACGAACATAATTTACATTTTCATTAATCAAGCTATACAAAGCCGGACGACTTACACCACTTAATCTAGATAACTCACTAATAGAAATCATACGTTTTTGTATGATTTTCTGTAAAGCACCACTCCGCAACTTGAATTGAATCAAACCCATAAATAAATCACCTTATCTCAATAATTATCTTTAGTACAGTAACACCTCTATATTAAATAAGTGTTACATTAACCTCAATATCACTCTCACGTTGTAATACTTCTTCATAATGACAAATACCTTGAATAATAGTATCTAATGTAGAAGTATTATATCCATCTGTATAATTCCTAATATACAAGTTGCATGCCCTATCATTATAGTATAGAGTAGCATCCATTGTTACATTCCCATCAGTTAGTGTACACTTAGCACTCTCTAATGAATAATCAACGGACATAACATAATTACTACCACTTGTATCTGTACTTACACCATCAATTAGATTATCTTTATAGTAATAATCTAATGTATTGACTAGCATCTTAATTGTATTCTCTAACATACCACACTCACCTACCTATATTATCCAATATCACCTATATCAATTAAAGCTTTTCTTTAATGCCTCTCGAATAGCCTCACCTAATGAAGTTGCATTAATATCAAAATCTTTCTTAACCCCATTATGTAATGTATAACCCTTATACTTACCACTATCAATGCTATCTTTATCAATAGACATCGCCATACCACTTACTTTATCTTTATATTTTTTATTAAGAATAGTAGCTGTATCACCCAGATTCTCAACCTTATCAGATAAAGGTTTAAGTTTATCTTTAATGTTATAAGTAATACCATTATTAGTTACTGATTTATTAGCCACTACTGTATGAATATCTTTAGTATTAATCTCTCTACACCTATTAAGAATCTCTTCCTTATGATTATCAGCTTCAAATCGTGTAGTAAATACATTACCCATACTCAATAAAGCATAATCATAAATATTATCTCCCCATGTAGATTTCTTAACATTGTATGCATCAGATACAAAATAATATGTATCACCACTTAGATACTTAGCATTATCTAACTCTACATGATACGCACCACTTAAAAGACTAAACACATCCCCTAATACCAATACTTCATCACTATCTACATACTTAAAAGAACCATCCTCATCTACTACCACTAAACGTCTAAGTTCCTTAACCTTAAATGGTACACCAGTCTCTAATTTATTAGTCTTTAAAAACTCTTTAATATAATAATCCATATGTTTATACCCCTCTATAAAAACTACTCTATCCTGTATCACTTTGTATTGTTTAGTAATACTGTGTAAAGTAATATTTGAAAACTAAATTAATAATATTCGATATAGTGAATGTATCATTTGATGTATTCTAATAGTGTTAGCTTTCTATGAAATAAAAAGACATAAATAAGTATGATGTAAAACATTACACAACCTTACACTAGAATATGGTTAATCACCATCAAAATAAGTTATAAAAAACAAAGTTTGTAAAAAGTATAATGTATTGCTCGCTTAATATAACAAACCCATTCCCACTATAAAGTTGTACACTATAATACATTCATACAGTGTTTAGATACACTCACTATATCTTACTTAAATAATACCATATATGTATTGAATTGTAAAGTTTAATATTGTTATGTAATATTATTTAAGATATACCACACAGATAAACCATAAATAATATAAATAAAATCAAACTTATAGCAAAAAATTTACCTACAAAAGAATTAGATGCATCCTCTCTAACTTTATTATAGTTCTTAATACGATTATTAACATTATGTACTAATGTATTATAATATGCTCTATTCTCTTTAAAGTCATCTAGATAGAAACTCTTAACACTAATATCATCTCTGTATCTACCATACACATTAACAACTAACATAGTCCCATAATCTTGTGTACATAATTGTACACAAGATATATCTCTCACATGATATACCCCTCTCAAAGAACGTGGTTCTGGTGAAACAAAACTACCACCTATATAACTAATGTAATAATAAAAATAATCATCTTTAAAACCAAAGTCATATCTATCAACATTCATAAAACACACCTACTTAACCAATATAAGAACTAAATTAAGCATAATAGACATAACTAATAACATATAAATAGCGAATGAACGGAAAGACCGCTCATATGCACAAACATCTTTAGAAGAATTAATTTTCTTAGCAATCTTAAACTCTTTAATAAAATCTAGTAACAAAGGAATATTACACATATTAACAACAATATCAAAATACTCCCTACTACCATCAGCCATTTCAACATACATAGCTTCATCTCTTAGATATATGTCTTTGACATCCTCTACATTGAAAACTTTATTACCAAAAATAATAAAATAACCATACTCACTATCAACATAAAAATCATCACGTTTATACATAATACATCTCCCTAATACCCATACAAATAAATTACATACAAATCAATTAAACAAAAAATAAGAAACATCAATACAAACACCAATGTAAATAAAATACTTTTAATATCCATCCCTACCACCATAATAATACATATACTTAGATATCTCATCATCACTCATACCATAGTACAACTGTAATAAGTACATATGAATACACGAATTTATGTAATCCACTGAATAGCTTATATCCCCATCAACACTGTACAAATTATATGAATCTCTGTAAAACATATCATTTAAAACACTCATACATGTATACCACAACTAACACCAATAACCATACCAACAAAACAAGAAACAACAGCAACCATCAACATGATAAAGAAGAATATTCCCCACTCAACAACTAAATACTCTTTAGATTTAGCATCCTTAATAAGCTTATTAGTACTATCAACAAACCTAATTAATTCTGAGATATCACCATCAAAATCAACCAAATTAAACCACTCACCAATCCAAGACTCTTTATCTAATTTTAAGTAATTATCATCTAAACGAATACCACGTAAAGACGCTAATCCATAACAAAAAGTATCGTTAATAACAATGTAATCATCTAACACCTTATAACTTATCAATTTCATAATAATCTACCTCCAATAATTTCAATAGAATATCTACAACTAAATAATAACATATATGTAAAGAAGTGTAAAGTAAAATAAAAAGAGGTAGTTATTTTACTACCTCTTTAAAAATATATCTACTCTTTAATTGGAACAGAAACTGTTGTATCATATTCAATATCATAACCCCACACTCTATCAATAAGATTATGTTTGAATACCCAACCCCTAATAGCTTCATTAACAATTAATCCTAAGTCTTTTTCTTCCTCAGCTGTTGTATAATCATCAATACAACAACACTCCCTGTTATCATCTAAATCAACCTGCATATGATTTAAGATATCTTCATCCCACACATAAGGAATATATTCTTTACATTTAGAAACATAAAAAGTTGTCATTGTATCATCTACTAGATGCTCATAGCTTTGATATAAGAAATCTTCACATGCATTAATATCTTTATACTTTTTAAAGATATCTCTTCCCCATGAAACAGCATCTTCAAATGTATCAAAGAACATAGATGAGAATACATCATGCTTTTCTAAATGTACAACATACTTAGTTACGATATCATCAGCATAATATGTTTTATAAAAAATATCTTTTCTACAAGAGTAGAACTCACCTTTAACACCTTTAATGATATAATCACCATCTCTAACAACCATAGCACCCTCTAAGGTACGTAGGTATAATTTACCATCACAATCATAGAAACAGTTATCAATCCCTACCTCTGTTTTCAATATTTCAGTAGACTTATCATCATTATAAAAAAACTGAAACGCTTCTACAGTTACTGGTTTTTTAATGTACTTTCTCATTATTTACCTCTTGTAACCAAATACGCTGTTGTGAAATTAACAGCATCCTCTAAAGTCTGAACCTTAGTCTCGCTACCATTACTACCTTTCATCTTAATAACAGTATATACACCACTCAATCTATCCGAATTATTTTCATTAAAATGTCTAATGATGACATAATGTTTAACATCAGTGACACCCCTAGTTAAAGATTCATCTACGTCTGCAACATACACTTTTAAATCTACATCAGACTGAGATAATTGAGATTTAACTTCTCTAGGCAAATCTTTAGCATCAATCTCCTTCCAATCTAAATCAACATCCCTAAACTTAGACACACCCTTAGTAGTTGCATCCTTAGTGAAACCATAACTAGCATAATGTAAACTCTCATCTAATGTTAAATTTTTACCCAAAACATTTGTATACTGTTTAGATAAAATCTTATCAGATGGTGGGTTATCTGCTAACATACAGTACAAACCACCAATAATCATAAAACCAACAACAAAAATAGACAAAAACGCAACCCAAGTCTTAATAGAACCATCTGCATCGTAAAATAAATTCTTTAACATAATAAAATCTCCTTTTTAAATATATACCTTTTAAAAACTAAACCACTACTATTTAATAAAATTCTTTATAGTTGTTGTATTAACCCTAACATCTTTAATGATGGCACCCAATGCATAAATAGAATCTTTTTCAAAGTATTCAAAACCATACCCAGCGTTAATATACCCCTCAAACTCAACAACCTCACCTTTAGTATCAAGCATAGCTTCAATATAACGATAAGAATTATTGTTGTTAATAAAACCACCTCTAGGACGTGGCATGCCAGCATATAACCCCCCATCACGTATTACAACTTTTAGGTTATCACCTACAATACGACAATCTAAAGAAGAAGTTGGCAAGGCAAAATAATTAACCATAGAAACTACTCTTATATCACAAAATTTATCCATAATAAAATCTCCTTTTAAATCTACCTTTTAATAAAACTCTTAATCTTTACATTTATGTCTATCCACATAATAAACTATTGCTTTCTCCTTCATAGTATCTGATACAGTAAAGACATTATAAATACCATCAAACATAAAATCTTTACCCATTAAAATACCATTCTCAGAAACAAAAAACTTAGTCTGCGGATAATACCACCTTAAAGCTTTCAATATAAAGTCATCATTATATTCACACACTACTCATTGACACCATCCTCCATGAAACAAACACAAACAGTAAAACTATCATCAGAATAAAACTCAACACCCATATAGCTGTAGTTATCACTCTTATTCAGCAATTTAATAGCTTTACACACATTAACCCAGCCTCTGTTAAAATAATATAAACGAAAATACACCTCAATCACCTCACAATAGAAACATACTTTATCTGTTGACATCATATTAACACATGTGTAAAGTTTTGTAAAGAGGATTTTTAAAAATATACTATATTAAATCTTTTTTATCTTGATATTAATAGTATCATCTTCAAAAGATATGATATCTACCACATATTTATGACTCATCAAAACTAACATCAATGCACTTAGCTTACTCCTATTTCTAGTATTCATATAATCCTCCAAAATAAAATAAGGGTATAGAGAAACCTATACCCTTATCATACACTATATTCTATTCAATAACTACTCTTTAAATAAAACAAAGATTATTTACAAAGCTTCAATACCTCTTTCTGTATCATCTTAGAAATCTCTATATTATTCCCTATTAGTAATATTCTACCTTTATTTAATGCACCATCTTTAAGAGATAAAAGCATCCTCTTACCCTCTTCTGTAGTAAAGTATTGATGATACTTTGTCTTGATAACAGCAAAAGGAATTTCTTTATCAGAAATATAAGAATACAACTTAGTACACGAATCTAAATCAAAACCAACAGTATCAGAAATACATGGCTCAACTAAAAAACGATAACTAGCAATCTCTCCACTAGCATCAGCATATGTACAAGGAACTAACTGCTTTTCAACAACTTTATAATCAGTTGTCTTAACTTTCCTAGTCCTCTTCTTAGAACCACCCTTATATGCCCACAACAACTCATCTTTAAGAACACGTAAATCATTAGCATCTGATAATAACATATCCTCAGACAAAGGAATATCTTTACCAGCACCAACAGCACCCTTAACCATATTTAAGTTATTATTGAACATACGATACTTATACTCATCAATAGTACGTTTTGTTACCAAAAGAATAGCATATTGAGTATCAAACTTAGAATCTCGTCTACAAACCCTACCAACAGCCTGTATCATATTCTTAGTTGAAAATGAAATGTCATAGAAAATGATTGTATTACATTTCTGCAAGTTAACAGACTCAGTACCAGCTGATGTAATCAAAACCACATCTCTAGAACCAATATTCTCTTCAACAGCTTCTCTAACTTTAATATTAATAGAGCCTGTTACTTTATGTATCTTACCAAGATTTAACTTTTTCTTATTTTTCTTTAGAATAGACTCTAACCTAGAAATTGTTTCTTTGTATTCAGCATATATGATAACACTATAACCATTACTAAACGCACCCTCTAATGAATTAAGTAATAATTCCTCTTTAGAAGAATACTCTGTATCACAATAATTAGATACCAAATCCTCCATTGTTTCATCAGTATACACTCTATCAACAAATCGCTGTAAATCATGCATCCTACGTGAAAAATTCCTAGCATCATCCTCAAAATTTAAGATACCACTAGAAACTCTTTTGTATATCTCATAATCTTTATCAGACAAATCACACTCTAAAGCAGTGAATTTAAGATTATACTCTTTACCCCTAACAATAATAATATCATTAAGCTTCTCTCTAAGAATATCTAGATTTTTATAACCATAGACATCTTTAACTTTAATCTTAGTAGCCTTACCACCACGTTTAATGTACTGGTCACGTAAATTCCACAAAGTAAAATTATTATCAAAAGCATCTTTCCTACCAAGAAAACCTGGTGATGAAAAGTTAACAATATTATACAAAGAATCTAAAGAATTAAGAATAGGTGTAGCTGTCATAAGCCATACAATAGAACACCTAGACCTAATACTAGACATAATCATAGAGAATTTACTCTTTTTATCCTGCAACTTATGGGCTTCGTCTACATTTAGAATCATTGGAATATTTCTAGACTTCAATTCAGCAGTAATTCTATCTAACTTCTCTACCTGAGTATCTGTACATACAAAAATTCTATTTGTATCTAAATTATACAATGTATAGTCAGCAGATATAATACCAACCTCATCTTCTTTAAGAAGTAACTTTTCAAATAGCTCTCTTCTAAAGGCTTTTAGTGCCTTTACAGGACAAACTATAATAGAAACAACTGTATTATATTTATCCAACAATACTTTGTTAGCCACAGATGTAATCAAAGTCTTACCAAGACCACACTGACCACCCAATATACACCCTTTCCTAGCTAACATATATTCAGCACACTCTATCTGGTCAGTACCAAGTGTAATCCCATTGAAAGAGATGTACTTATCTTCTAATTTATAATCGCTCAACCCATACCTCCGCTAAACTAAATAAAAAGCGACTCATATAATCACAATGAAATATATGAGTCGCTTTTAAGGAGAAATTTATGCAACAACGTGGCAAACGTCATCTACGAATGTTTGATAGCTTAATGAGTTTGAGTGATTACAGAAGAAAAACTTCCATTGAAATTACGGAGATTATTTCTTATGTGAGAGTGATTGAGAGAGAATTTATATAATCACTCAAACTCATTAAACTATCAAACCTTTAAATAAATTGTACCACAGATTATAAATAAAAACAATACTTTAATTTAAACCAATTCTATTACATTCTTCCTCGATAATACTTTTCAAATCTAATACCAACTCTTTATACAAATCATCATGTAATGTTCTACTATCAATACCATTAAAATAAGCATCAGCATAGGTATAGATATACTTATCTAGCCTACCATCTATCCTATCCCTAAGTTTAGATGCATCAGACACCTAATCATCACCAACCCCATCAAATAAATCATTTAAAACTCTAGGTGTATACCTTCGACCATTAATATATAATTTGCTATATGTCTTATTAATAGAATTAGATACCCTACCTAACTCATTCATATATGACGTATCTAGTTTTAGGATAGGCTCAACTAATTCCAATATATCCTTAGCCTTACGTCTAGTAGTAGAAATATCACGAATAAGACTTACAACTTTAGTTTTACCACTTCTTGTTGTAGGATAATGTAACTCACAATAATGATATAAATCCCCTAAAGCCTTATCACACTCATTAACAATAGAGCTATAATATGTTTCATTATTCCTAAGATACTTAACCATATCTACAAAATCTTTAGTTATTCTATTAATATCCTCAGCAGAATAATCACTGCTAAATTTAATATCATCAAAACTCACAATGCATCACTCCCTACAAGTTATCTAATTCAGATAACTTATTATGAATATACAAGAAGAACTCCGATAAAAACTCTACAGTCTCGGAATCTGTTTCAAACCCAAAACCTTTCCTAAACTCAACAATCTTACTAACATTAGAACTCATCTCTGAAAATGAAATATTGCAGTTATGAAGAAAAGCATAGAAGAAATCTAATATGCCATCAAACATAGTGTCATATCGATAAATATAATCATCATATTCTAGATAACACAATAAAAACTCGTCTGTAATACTATGTACCTCACCATTAATATTAATAGTAGCATTTTTTGTACGACTGTCAAACATAATACTAGAATCACCCAATGTAAACATATAATCTAAGCAATCCTGAGCATAATCAATATGACTTGACAAAGAATTAATTATATCACAAACCTTATAAAAATTAGTATACAAGAAAACTCACCTCACATTTAAATGTAATCACCCAAAGTATATCCATAAATAACACCATTGTCCATGAAGAATTTCATATAGTTCTGCACATCATCATATACTCGATTAGCTACAGCAACTGTACCGATATACATTTGAAAGTCATATGGCTGTAAAAACATCTCATCTAAAACGTCTATCTGAATGTCCTTAGTTTTCTTGAAGATAGTGATATTAAAACTGATATCACTATCCTTACCACCAACTCTTCTACAGAAATACCATCTATCTTTTGCATAATCTGTAAAACCCAACTCACGCATTTCTTCATCAGACAAGATATTCGCTTTTATATTAGCATTTTGTCCTTTAGAATTTAAAGGAACTTTGTCATTAATATTATACTTACCCATCATTTATTAGCCACCCACTGATTATACATATCTCTAACTTCTAAAATATTCTTATCTCTCAAATCACTAACAAAGTGAGTACGCAAGAAACTGTAGAAACTCTTTTCAAAATCATTTAAGGAATTAGTATTTATATCACTATTGCTAACATAATGACCTAATAATGTCCTACAATATTTCCATTCTAAATAGGAATCAGACTTAATCTTAGTCATATAACCTCTAGCATCTGTAAACACATAACCCTCAAAATCACAAGTTTTAGCTTTTTCAAGATATACATCTAAAGCATCTCTATCAGAAACAGTCGTTGACCACACAACTTTAAACACGTCATCAAATGCAAGCATAGGGTTTTCTTCATAAATCTTACTAAACTCTTTCCTACACATTTCAGAAAACTCATAATCAATATGGATACCATTATCCAAATGCAATTTATTAGGTACAAAATCTAACAAGAAAAGCTTATTAGATTTATTGTAATTAATGATATGAACATCTTTAGGATGAATCATCTCAAACACAGCAGAACAATTATACTTCATTAAAATTGTACGCAATGCATACTGAATATTGAATTCAACCATTTCAAAGTTTTCTTTAACATAACCAGCATGCTCAGTCATTGTAGAATTCTTACTAGCGAAAATATATTCACCTTTTTGCCTATCCCAAGAAATGATACCTAAAGAACCATTCTCTTTCTTAGCAATCCTGACAGGGTAAACTAGTTTATCTAACTCTTCATTAGAATCTTCTCTCTGACCTAAATTAAAGAATTTATCATAAGAACGTGCTTTAACATTACCTGTAATTTTATCAACAAATAACCCACGTGCCTTAATTGTAACACTATCCCATAAATTATGCCTAAATGCCTTTTCAGTAAAGTTAAGACTAACCATATCACCACAATTACGAACCTTAACTAACTTAGAATTAGCTATGACATTAACTTCAATAGAATCCGTATTTAGTACAACCTTACCAAATTCTTGTTGAAATTTAAATTCTTCATCTAGATAATTCTTATTGTATACATAGTTTTTGTATTCAACAACTTCCTGACCACCTTTATCAATATTAAGAACTTTAAGATGACCACCAAATTCAACTTTACCCTCTAAAGAATAACTGAAACCTTTAGAAGAAGATACACCTCTATGACCAAAAACTTGAACTTCTGTACCACTACGCTGTTGTTTAGTATACTCTAATGAAACCTCAAAATCATAACCACCTACACCCTTAACACATTGAGTAGATGACAACAATAATGCATTTTCAGGGAACTTTGTCAAACCAGCATGCGTAACCATATATCTAAAATTACCACACTTAAAGAAATAACAAGAATGTAGTTTACGATATAATATACGTAACTCTTTCTTTAAATCCGATTCATTATCATAATGTAGTAGCCAATCTTTTAAGGTTGTTTCTCTAAAACGCTTGTAACCTAAATCATCACCATTCTCACTATGTGCATAACGAATCCAATGTGATTCATGATTACCCTCTAACAATATAACATTTTTACGCTTAGATAAATCTTGAATAGTCTTTAATGTATCATAATGCTCAATACCCCTATCAAAGTAATCCCCAACAAACACATATAATGTATTAGTATCAAAATCAGATAAAGCATTTTTGAGGACAGTATTACATGAATGAATATCACCAATAACCTTAACACTAGTGTATACATTAGCATCACACAGATAGTCTGTATTATAAGAAGAAATAAAATCTTCTAATGAATCTATCTTAGTGATATCTCTATGTAGCTTAGGTGTATCTTTCATTACCTTATACATCTTATCGACAATATGATGTGGAACAAAAGAATATGTACCCCTACGTAATTCATTCTGTTCAGATATTCTTAATAAATCCATAGTCATATCATACTGATAGATTCTGTAGTTGTATCGTTTAGCTAATCTACGATACTCTTGAATCTGCTTCTGTACTGTTTTATGAGAAGAACAATGAGTCGCATCAATAACTGTAAACTCACCGTTAATCATCCGATACTCTAACATCTTATATAAAGTATCAAATACTTCATTATTGCAATCTTGACTAATTGTATAATTCCCTTCTTCATTTAAAACAGGTGAACTATACATCAAACGTAACTTATCACTACTTAAAGAATAAATATCTAACCCTAAATCTTTTAAAAGAGTTGTCTTTCCACTACCAGGACAACCTCTCATTATTAACAAAGACTTCATTACATTATCACCATATCCCTTTTGCACGACACATTATAATAAGATGTAGCATTGCTCTTAGCAATACTTAACCTATAATCACTTAAACCTTTATTAATTTCCTTAACCATATCAACTAATGACATATACTGCTCATGATTAAGAACAAGACCATAATGCACATCTACTAAATCATCGCTGCCATAAAGTTTGAGATATAAATCAGCATGGTGAAATTGATTATTCCACTCATCTCTACGACATCTAAGCTTTACTCTATCACAAAAAGAAGAGTTTGCAATAAAACTTGATAAATCCTCTAAATCACTAAATGAAGAAAAACAAGTCATAACGGATTTAACCAAAAACTTACCATCATAACGCTCAGACACCTCAACACAAAAAATAGGCGATATGCTCAAATCTTTCTCATCAAGGAATATCTGTGAGTTAGTATAACTTACTATATCGAAAGAACTATTAAGATGTGATGAATCGCTAACAATAACAAGACATTTAGTATAAGATTTAAACTCACGTAAATACTTACCACAAATATCTGAAATTGAATAGTATCTATTGTCTATAATAGACTTTTGAAATTTATAAGAATCCTTTAATTTAATATCTTCACTAATATTAATATAATCAAAACTTAACATAGTACACCTTTATTTAACTTCCTTGTAAATACCAATATTAAAAAGACGAATTGCTTTTAACACTACATCAATATAAGATATATGAATCGTATCTGTAGTATCTCTAGTAATATCAATATCTAATTTACGATATTTAATATTAACCTTACCAATGTCAAAAGTAAGGTATACAGAATAATTATGCCAAAATACATGTACAGTCTTACCAACAAAATCATAAAAACCATTTTGATACTTATCTAATTGAATACCAATAGAAGTTCCGTTGCCAAATATATGTATGTTAAGATTTTTAGGAATTTCTTGGTAAAACTCCATCTCAGAAATCTGCTCAGAACATACAGAATCAGAATCAGCCAACACTAACTCCCAAAGTAACGAATCTTTGTATGTATGAGTGTAGAAAAACCCATCTACCTCAAATGTACCTGTCTTAGGCAATGCTGACTTAACAACATCACCACAATATACTGGAATTCTTAGGAAAGCACGTCTATACAAATCTAACATTTTTAATCTCCTTTAAATAAAAATGGTTATGTAAACAATCATTTATCTACATAACCATTATAACACTATACCTATTAAGTTGTAAAGTTTTGTAATTAACGATAAAGAAATTCAATCTATTACTTACTCAACCACATAAGCTTATTAGCCTTGATATACTGAATATATCTTTCAAAAGGTAAACCACTCAACCTAATTTTATTATTGATAGTTGCATTACAATCCAATGTAAAACAACCCCTATCTACCATTTTTCTTTTTAAGTATTTCATTAGTCAAACAACCACAACACTAAAGCAATAATTAAAGAAATAACTGAAATTGCAGAAAAAATCGATGCTAAGGCATCATAAATGCGATAAACCCTAGAAAAAGGCTCACAACTACTTGTACTAAACACAAAAAGAAAAGTCATAACAAAAGATACCACAAAAACCTTAAAGAAAAAGAAGTAATCCATTATATAATCAACCTCCACAGACTACTAAACCATTCAAAGATTGACGATATGCAGACACATCATCAATTACATCTTTAAAAACTTTAAAATCAGTAATCTTACCTACATCTATTTTAGACACATCACCATTATAACAATGAACATATAATATATTATCAAAGATATAAATATCAGAAATTACCTTTAAGGTAAACGCTCTATCCTTAATAATAACAACTCTATTACCATCAATTAAATTAGTAACACTCATGATAATATACCCCACTAATGATTAAAGTCACTTTCTAACACAACCCTACGTAACTCTTTCCACTCAAAGTAATCTAAATACCCATCTTGATGAAAATCATCTACAAATCGTAACATATCATGTTTAGCAGAATCACCACTCACAGTATAAGTCATTTTAAGACTTCTATATAAAGCATCAAAATGATGTCCACACACGAACTCTTTTGAAGCCTTAACAATCTCTTTTATAAAATCAAACTTTTTCATATCAAACACCACATTAAAACAAATGGTAGGTATGAAAACACACCCACCTAAAATATTAGAAACCACAATTATACCCTGTATTAAGTCGCTCAGTAAATTCTTCAATTTCATCATCTGAGAACTCATAACCAATTAATTCATTATCTTCTATACAATATGGTGAATCACCATCATCAAAGTCAATGAAATCAAATGATAGTAGTGTAGATTTATCACCCCAAACTAACCACCACTCATATCTATCGTCAAAATCAATAGAATAATTGATTAAATTACCATTCTTATATGTAGTAATAGCACCCAGCCCATACACAACAGTATAAGGATTAACTTGTACCATGCAACCCAACTTTTTAGAAATAGACTGGAAGTTACGTCCAATGCCAACTCGTAAATAAATGACTGCCACAACTTCATCATCATCAATCTTAACAGCATCGTAACTCCAACGATAATGATTGAGTTGCTCAACAACATCATCTCTATCCATAAAATCTGTGATATGTACAACAACACCAATATTATCACCAGTGCTGGCAAACGTAGTATAATGCATAATTAAATCTCCTTTTTAACTACAGTATTTTTTATACATACAATATAACACAATATGTTAAGTTTTGTAAAGAACTAGTCATTACCAACTTTTAACAGATTTTTACGTGTATACACCTCAAACGTGTAATTTAATCGCTCACCACTCAACTCATCAATATCATTTTGTTGCATACCAATCTGACTCCAACTAAATTTATCACGATTAAATTTAAAATATGTATCAGCCTTTTTCTTTTTATCAACTTTTGTTACGTAAATAGAAGTTACATCATCAATAAACATATCATAAATAGAAGAACCACCAATAACAAATGCTCTTCTATCTCCAAGTTCATCTAACACCTCTTCACGACTATGAAACACCTTAACACCATTAGGTGCTTTATAATCTCCATCTCGTGTAATAACCCAATGCTCACGATGTGGTAGCACATTTGGTAAACTTTCAAAGGTCTTTCTCCCCATAATAATGGTAGTACCCAATGTCTTTTGTCTAAAATGTTTTAAATCGCCTTTAAGATGATACAATAGTCCTCCGTTAACACCAATACCATCACCTTTATCCATACAAACAATCATATTAATCATTTTATTCTCCTTATTTAACACACGAAATTGCACCTGTATGCTCGTTTTAAAGTTTTAACGATAGTTTACCTATGACAACCAACAAACTCACCAAATTCAAACACAGAACGCTCTAATATAGAAAAGAATTTATTAACATCAAAGAATGAAGTCCCCATCACCTTACACATAGAACTCATAGCACTAATTAAAAACGAAAATGTAATATAATCGTCATTAACAGACATACGATAAGCACCAACTGTACTTCCATCTGCCAATATAGTAGTCATCTTATTATATTCACGTCTATCATAACGTAATGATACTAATTCATCCCTACCACATTCAAAATAGTCTACAGGGTAAACACTACCAACACCTCTAACAATAACATCAAAAGAAAATCCACTAAATAGAAACCTTTCCCTAATGTATTGAATCGTCTCTAAAAGCTTACAAACATCAATAACACTAAATGAACCCCTTAACGTATCATAAATACTACAGATAGAAAAATCAAAATTCCTTAACTCTAATCTCTCAGCAACACGTGAATACGAAATCTTGTTAGAAATGAACTTTAATGACTCTTGATGTAGCACAGGTTTAAGTACACTACCTCTAGTATTAAACCGACTATACAACTCAATATCAGAAAAATCAAAACTCCCCCAAAAAACTGAAGTCATATAACTAAAAAATGATTCCTCTAAAATCTTACTAACTATAGCAGAAATTGACTCATAATCTACATTATTATTACTAAACAATGTATCAAGACAATCAATATTATTAAATGAAATCTTACAAAATGAATCTACACCACTTTTACCACACTTAAATGAAATATTACCAACTCTAGATGAAAATGATATACAAGTATCAATAATACACCACGGAATTTCATGAGCAACCATCAATACATCACGATACTGTGCAATTAACTTACCCAAAGAAGTACTCAACTCAGTGCCAGATAAATTATCTTTACCTCTAGATAATATGAACCCATTACTACCAGTATCAAATGTGATTATCATACTACCTCACTCCCAACAACCAACATACAAACCAAATAGATACAATGAGGTATACAATATCTCTTCTAATCGATTAGTATCAAAGAAAGCACTACCCATCACTTTATGTAGAAACGCATCCGATGAAACATGGAAGTCTAGCTTACAATCTAGATATCTTCCCCTAAACGTCATAGTACCATAACGTACCATAACAGATATATTAGAATCTAATTCTATCTTCTTATAATAATCTAACTCAATCTTATGATTAACTACTTTTAGAATTTTACTAACACGCTCTTTATCATTAAAATAGTCTAAATCATCTGTATTACCATATTGATTAATAAAATCATACATCGGATTTGAACGTATCTTATCCCTTACAAAAGAAATCATCTCTAACACATCTAATACACCATCAACAGTTTTAATCAATCTACAATAACCCATAACAGGACGTACATCAATAGAATCTAAGAAGTCAACAGATGCAACTAAAGAATAACTGAAATCCATAGATACATACTTAGAATAATCAGTATGCACTTTTCCATATAGAAAATTATTACTACCAACTCGACTAACAATAGTATCGTACATACCATTAAATCTAGTCTTACCCCAACCAGTAAATAGGTAATCAACAAACTGTGCGTATATCTGAACCAAAGCACTGTTAATAGAATCAACTATCTTTTTAACAATCTGATTATATGCAACAATGTTATCTAACTTCCCACTACAAGATAGTCCTCTAGATTTAAAATCATATGACTGAACCATCTCACCTACAACAGTCTCAGTTAGGTCAAATACTATATCATACTCATCACTACAACGAATATAAACCATAACTAATCCAACATCTGTCATATAACTCTTTCTATCGTGAACATCATTACTTATCCCCATAACACGATACAACCGATACGTATCACGAAACTTATCAATGCCATGACTAATGCCATCAATAATAGTTGGAATACATAAATTATCACTAACTCGTGTATGACTAGTATAGGAATCAAAGCCTATAATTGTATCCATTTTTTAATCTCCTTAAACATAATACCTTACATACTTATTATACCATAACTGTAATATATTGTAAAGTTTTGTATGTTTATTGATTTAATCCAGTACAGTGATTCCAAAAACAACTCTAGCATACAATCGTAATAAGTCTACATATGTATCAAACCACACACGTGAAGTAGATACCCTTGATGCCATTACTTTCTTAGATAGTAGTCGAACAGGAATTGAAAAATGAAATTGCCAACCCTCAGTAAAATAATCTTCTACGTTACACACACTTACACCATCAGTCACTTTACCAAAATAACCACAATACTTCTTTTCAACCTCACTACTAAATCGCTCACAGATATCAAAACAATCAGAACGATATGGCATATACAACGTACCACTAATCCGTGTACTATTAATCACACGATATTGACTATCTAAATAATCAATTAACCCATCATTAATATATGCCATCATCTCTAGAATATCTAATACTCTTTCAATCGTATCACTATCTGTTTTATTATGTAAATCTCGCATATTAATATAATTATCATCTATAGTACAATAACTAACATCACTACCATCTATCTCATATCCCATCAACGGGTCTACAAATAATGTCTCAATAACACCACTGGCTACATACACAGATGATGTAATAAACAAACTATCACCCAAATAACTATGATACCTAGATTTAATACTATAATTACCACCATATCTTACAGTTAAAGCATCACCAACATCAGAACAAGCCATGAAATCTAAATAAATACGATACGCATTACTCAATAACCTATTGACACAATCAACAACAGTATCTAACAACTGACACCAATCAGTATATTCCCTACACTCACTAAATGGTATAACATCATCACTATCACACACAGTATCCTCAACAATATCATGCAATGCCTTAGCATCTAGAACATATCCAACATAATCTTTAGTGAATGTATCAGTAAACTCTATACTAATAGAATTATTATCATTAACAGAAATGCTATTTACATACGTAACTAACTCATGATACCAATCATAACCATCATACTTCTTATAACCACTTAACTTATGAATATTACCCATGTCAATCCGAACACTTACAACATTATGTAAATCACTACAACGATTATGATACAATGCTAACTCTCGATAACGTGAAGCTATATGTACTAACCCACTCTCAATATACCCAGTCTCTCTAAAGAAATGATAATCAAATCCCCTTAGACTACCATCACTAGCCTTAATCGTATCTTTAATCATAACTCCAACACGATACAACTCATTAGGTATATCTAATTGTACCTTTACACCATCTAAATCTTCTTTTGTAACTTTCATTTTTTAATACCCCACCATCAGCTAATACTGTATATCCCTTTAGAATACTCCTCTACCATATCTACATATCTACGCATGAATTTACCAACATCAAACACCCTTGATGCCATAACTCTAGTGTTAAACTCTCGTATTGGTATGTACATCTCAATAGACTCTAAACTATCATCATAACTAAATACACAACCATGATACTCAAAATAATCACCCAATTCAACAGAACCTATTACATCTGTAAAGCTATCAGCCATACAAGTATAACTATCAGCACCTAACTGAAGATTACCTAATACATGACTAACCAACACATAGCCTCGATACAAAGATATGCCATTAGATACATAATACCTTATCACAGCATCATGCACATATGCCATCATCTCTAACACATTACAAAAATCACCATATATATCATCAGTTATGTATTTCAAATTATATAATGAATTAATAGGATTAAAATCTACAACACCATTCTCAACAGTAAATCCATATACTGCATCTACATCTATATCACGTAGTCTAAATAATCCTAAATCAATCGTTACATGTAACAAAGAATCAGACATAGATTGATGATACCGACCAACCACATAACCATCTGCGATACCACTATAGCGTTTCAACATATAATCTCTAAATTCATTATTAGTTAGCAACCCCACATAATTAACATAGAATCGTTTGAGTACATCAGACAATGTATCTACTACATCAGATAACAAACTCTCCCAATGTTCCACCCAATCACTATATTCAACACCATTACTACCATCAACACACAACATACTCAAACCATACTCTTCTCTACAAGACTGATTTAATTTATATGCCTCTAATAACTTATCCATTACCTTGTTAGGTACATCTTTACTGAATTGTATTGATAAGCTATCTAAATCGATATACACCCTATTTACTTCTGTTACACCCACACCACGTAAACGATTAATAATTATATCTTTGATATATGAACCACCAAATCGTGAAGTAGATACGATTGAATATCTATATATCTCTCTATATCTTGATACAATAGTAGCTACCTTATCACTAACATACTCTAACTCTTCATTTAAAAAATCAGTATCCCTGTCAGTAACTAATACACCTCTATCATACACATGTATCTCACTCCGATAGCCATCTTCAAATATCTCTATACTCATGTCATAGGGTTTCTCTAAACACCCTAAGTATACTAAATTTGATATATCAATCAAACCCATCTCAATCACTCCCTAAAACACACCACAATAACCAACATTATCTAACAGATTGTATCTAGCAGATTTTACCTCTTCTTATTCTCTCTCCGACTATCTATACCCTTTAATGAGTTTTCATACCTCTCCATCACTCTCTTACTCATACTCTTCAATAGAACCCTTAAATCATCACCTAGTACCATTGCGTCTGTCCTAACTCGAACCCCCATCCGTTTCAACATATCTCTTACAACAGACACACTTACCTCATCATATCCTATACTCTCTATCTCCTTTAATTCATCTATTAACCTTTTCTCTATTTTCATTTTATCACCTATCTATACTTTACAATTCTACTTTACACTATTTTACAAAATATTACAAGTATGTCACTACAAGCTACTCCTATCATCTACCTATATGGTTCTTTCCTTTATATGATTAAACCCATATACTCTAATCACATTTACGATACTCACTTTTTGTTTATCTTCCCTATATTAATTGAAAATTCTTCATATCAATCAACTCAATCAATTCAATCAACTCAATCAACTCAATCTTCTATAATATACTCGCTCACTTAGTTATTAATTCAGTATCATCCTTAATCCCTAGTTTCCAGATATATTATACTTTCTTTCTCTCACTATAATTAACTTTATCAATATAATACATCCATCTCTAATTGAATTCTTTTCTTCGTTAGAAGAAATTAATTCAATTCATTATTATATTTCTATTAATTATATGATTATTAATATTAGTATCTTATATATCTGTTTTATTATGTCTATTATTACTGTGTGCTTATTAGATGATACCATATGTTTAATTATTATAGAGTA